ACGGGGATATTGATGAGTTATCTATCTGGGATGTTGAATTAACTTCCGCTCAGGTTTCGGAATTATACAATGGTGGCTCACCGGGTTCAAATCAACAATATCCATTCGGCGGTGGAGGGGGAGGAACAAACTCTTCAAGTGGAACTAACTCTCAGACGGGACTTCCAACCAACTTCGTTGGGAATTTGACTTACGATAATAATACTCGGCAATGGATTTACAACTGGAACGATTTACAAAGCACAATGAACTCAACGGAATTGCAAGTTTGGTATTATTCCAATAATACTTATTCCATGTTTGGGAGCAATACAAGCATATCAAATCCGGGTTCGCTTTATTTGGATGTTCTGGCGATTGAAAACAATACAATGAGAGGTTTTGCTTATCTTACTGATTATAATAGAACTTTTGTTGGGGGCGGACATACTGCTCTTGTTCTTACCGCTTGGAATTACGCTCAAGCAGTTATTAACTCTGGAATATATACGATTGCAGAGCCAGAAGGAGTGTTTCACGCAATGTTGATTGTTGGAACAATGGGCGTAATGTCATTCTTTAATCCTCCTGTTGCAATAATGACAATGGTTGGAGGCTTATTCATAACTTCTGCGCTTGGATTGTTTGAAATCTCAGGAGGAATATTAATGCTTCTTGGATTAATGGGCGGAATATTAATTTGGAGGTTGAGAGCATGAGAATAGCAGACTTCTTAATTTTGACATTGATGAGTGCGGTAATGATTACTGGAACATCATTATTGATTGATGATGTTAGTCAGACTTATCCCTCCACGATGAATGTGAGTCAAATGGATGTTATGAACATTACTGCTGTTGAAAACTCGGCAAATTCTTTTGAGGCAGATATTCGTGCAACTCAAAATTCAAGCAATTTTGTTTCGGGAATATTAAATGGAATCGGGGCTTCGGGAAGTTTAGTCGGATTAACAATGACTGCAACTGACCAGCTGGTAACTCTTTCAGCAAACATATTCGGAAGCATCTTTGGAATTGCTGATCCAAATGGAACAATCAGCGGACTATTAACTGGAATGATTGTCATGCTTATCGCATTACTAATAATATCAATCCCGTTCAGGTGGGAGCTTACACGATGATTTTTTCATACCCAACCAACATTACTGGAATGGGACAAGTAATGGTTTATGCAAACTCCATTACTGGTGGTTATTTCGGAACAACAATGACTGCGGTATTTTTCGGAGTAATGTTTTTCTTGATTGGAGCAGATGATAAAGCTTTGATCACTGCGGGATTTACAACATTGTTAATCTCTCTGATGATGAATATTATGGGAATAGTTGATTCCTCGATGATAATGATTTATCTGGCTCTGACTTTGGTTGGAATGGTCTGGAATTGGACTAAAAATTGATGTTGGCGTTTTCTTAATAAATAGTGCTTCTTGGAGTTTGACAACCAAGGAGGTCAAGATACAATGAACAAGAAAGGTGCAGTCGGCATCAATCAATTGTCCGGAGTAGTTCTTGTCTTAGTGGTCTTAAACAGCCGTCTTTAATGGCGACATTAGAGATTATGACTGCGGAATTAAGCGGGGAGGTCTGAGATGATAACCCGAACCGAAGGCTTTGATGTAAAAGGCGAAGTCAGGGGCAGAGCATAGGAGATGAGGAAACAATAATTCTCCCAAGAGTCCGCAGCAACTCAAATTAACATGAGTTGAAAAGGTATGCCGAGCTTACAGGAAAAAGAACTGTAAGAAGCTGAGGATAAAAAGCCACAGCGATAACAAAACTGTGCAGCAATTACATTAGGTTTGGGACTGACAGTCCTTGACAGTTTCACTTCTGCATTGACGGCTAACACAGTCGCTTACAATGCAACCAGTGCAACAACTAGTGCAGTAGGAGCATTGGGATCAACATGGTTCTCAATAATCGTTAAACAAACATGACGATGAAAAACCCCTTGAATTGACTGGAAACCCCTTAGAGTCTGAGAAACCACAACAGAATCCGAAAGGATAAATGTGAGGGTTTGAAAATTCTCAGAATTGGGCAATCAGCAGCCAAGTCCCGTATAGGGAAAGGTTCAACGACTATCCGTAAGGAGTAGGAACAAGCGTTCCGAAGCGGGGGGCATCCGAAAGGATGATGATATAGTCTGATCTCATGTGAAAGCATGAGCTGTCGAAAGGCGGTATTACTTGGCGAAGTAATATGAACATAATGACTGTCGTAGCAGCTGTGATCATTCTAGGACTAATTATTCGGTCATTGATGGGCGCAGGAAACTAAGTATTAAAACAGACTTGACCGGGTGGGATTCCCGGTCTAATATTTAACAAAAGGAGGAGAAGATAAAAATGGGATTTAGTATATACCACAAGAAACCGGGCAGGAGTATTCATGGAAAAAGGATTCATCCCGGCAGACCTGCTCCAACATTTAAAACCAGAGCAGAAGCAAAGAAATGGTTTAAAAAATACGGTTCAGGTAATTTGAGTAAAGTTTCAATAAAAGGAACGAAAAGGAGGAAAAGATAAAGATGGCGATAAGTGGATATTATGTAAATTATACAAGTAAAGGAAAAAAATATAGAACACATTTTAGTTCTTTGTCCAGTGCAAAAAGAGAATTAACTGCTTTGAAAAGAGATGCAAAAGTCAATAAAGGCTATTTTCAAAACGCATATATTACAACCACAAAAGGCACAAAATACAAACCAAGACCTAAACGCAGAAGTCAAAGATTTAGTCTGTTTTAATGATTGAAAAATGGTTAAAGGAAAAGAGTTAAAAGATATGAAAAGGAGGAAAAGATAAAGATGGCGATGGTAACATGGAAAGAACAAAAAAAGGCAATTTATAGATTAGCACTAAAAAGGCAATTAAGGTCTTATGGAGTGAAATATCGTAAAAATGCAAGAACAACAACTTTGGAAAAGGCAGTTCGAGTAAATTCAATGAGGAGGAAAAGATAAAGATGGGATTAAGAAAAGGAAGTAAAGTATATTTCAAGCCAAATAATAGCACAATAAAAGGATACAGACAAGGCGTAGTTCTTAGTCGTAGTAAATACACTTTGAACAAGAGTGATCGGAGGATTGCATACAGAATAAAACCAACTGATGCAGGAAGAATGGCAAGATATACACATACAGTAGTTGGAAGTAAAGTGAGGAGGAGAAGATAAACGATGGTGAAAATAAAAACAACAAAACATAAGCATTTGGTCGCAATAAAAAAGGGAAATAAGAGAGAATTATTTAGCTTTCCAACTAAGCGTTCAGCAGACAGTTTTGTGAGAATAGCAAGAAAAAACAAATTTACAGTAATACGGAGTAAGTTATAAAGATGGCGAAAGCATATAGAGATAAAACAGGGAAATATTTAGTAACTTACTCTACGAAATATGGGGGTAGGGGCGTTTTAGATGTATATAAAACTAAAGCTAGAGCAAAAAAGGCAATAAGGTCAGTTTTAGCACTTAAATCCTTTAGAAAACGGGGTTACTCAAATCCAAGAGTGATGTTAAATACTATGGAATCGGCTAAAAGAAGTAGTTACCGTCAGAGAAAGAGGAGGAGAAGATAAAGATGGCGAGAAGAAAAAATACATTCAGACAATTTGTTGTTGTTGGAAAGTTGAAAGCAGACAGATATAGTCAGGCTTTACGAGAACGAAGAATTAAATATAAACGAAAAAAGGTTGGTGCAAGAAGTTGGGAATTTACACTATCTAAACAACGGAGCAGATAAACGATGGCCTATATTATAAATATTCAAACAGGGAAAGGGAAAAACTTTACAAGGACACGATCAGTTCCTTTACCTAATAAAAAAAGAGTTAGGTCTTGGGTTAAAAGAAATCCTGTTGGAAATATAAATACAAAAATTACTATTAGGAATACAAGAACAAAGAGAACTATTACTACGACAAAAGGTTGGGGGCAATATTATGGTCGGAAAAATTGGAGAAAAAGATAAAGATGGTATTAATTAAACAATATAAAAAACATAGAATTGAACGGCATAACGGAGTTATTGAAGTAGTTAGTCCGGGAGGATCAAGATTTATTGTTGGACTTGATGATTCAAAACGGAGCGGGAAAAGGAGATTTATTAACAAAGCAAATACTGTAACTGCTGCAAAAAAATATATTGATTGGAAAAGGAGAATATAAACGATGGCAAGGTGGAAAAAATTAAAGTCTGGAAGTTCAACTTGGGTTAAAGGAACACAAGGAGTGGGCTGGAATATTCCAAAAGACAACAAACAAATTGATATTTATCGAAGAAAGAAAGGAAAGAATAAAGGAAAATATGAAGTTCAACTTTGGGAAGCACGAGCAGGTAAAAGAGGCCGAGTTACGAGAACAAGCCCCTTTGTCAAAACGCGGGGAGAAGCGTTATCTTGGGTAAAAAAATTCAAAAGGATGAAAAGATAAACGATGGTTAGAAGAAAAGGATATAAGAGGTTAAGTAAGTCTGAGTTTGAAATGTTGCGAAAAGAAGGAATTATTAAAAAAGGAACAAGATGGACTACTTGGAAAAAGAGGTTGCATGGAAGATGGTAAAGTGAAAGATTTCACATATCGAATGATGTGATTTGGAAAAGATTAAATGATTGAAAACTTTGTTCTTGCGGGATTTATTGTGTTTTTTCCTTATCTAATTTATCGTTTCGGAGATCTCGAAGGATTAGAATAAATAAATAGAGTAGGAACAAAAATCCATAAAATTGTGCTACTTCAACTATGAGTTTTGCTAAAATACCCTATCCTCCGGCTTGAAATTGCGAAGCCTTTTTTCGATTAATTTCTTCAACTCGCCATCTTTCATGTTTTCTCCCTTTTCGATTTTCGTTACAGCTCGCTTATCACACTCCCAACATAATTTTGCATACTTCGAGCCTCTGAAATGCTGACGGCATCTTCGGCAGGTCTTAAAATGATTCTTATGTTTTCTTTTGCGAGGCATTGATATATACAATAAATGCGATTCCTAGAATGCCGAAAAGTCCTGCAAGATCTAAATACACTAATTGGAAAAGTCCTGCACAGGAAATTAATGCAAAAGCCATCCAGATAATTTTCATCTTTCGGGGACATGATGTCCAATTTCTAATTGTTACATCCAGCTCATTGATTAATTCTCTCAGAGGGAAATAAACGCCCAATAAACCGCAGACAATTCCTGCGCCTGCGCTTCCAATGGAAAAGGAAAGTCCAGATGCTAGGAAAAACATTGCTGCAAAAAGGTATTCTGATAATAGTTTCATTATAATTTATGTCCTGCGTTTTTGAGCATTTTGTAAAAACCTCTCCCTGTGGCTCTGAGCATGAGAGGATGAGCAAGTGCTTTTTTCAAAACCTTACACTTTTTGGCGGCAGCCTTAGTATAAAGCCCATCCTCATTCTCGGCAATTTCTAGTAGTCGAGCATAAAGGTAATGGATAAAGTATTCTGCTTCATCCAGATCTTCCCAATCTATGTCAATGTTTCGGGATTGCAGGAATTTAATTTCATTCTGTCTTGTTGTCATATTCGCAAAATCCCCCTCAATGAAGTAGTTAATATTACGGCTATTATGAGTCCGATAAGTAGCAAATTCAACTCAGAATATAAATGCATACTTATTATTCCAAGCCCAATTCCCAAGAAATACCCTAACTGAAATTCATTTAACCAACCCAATGTATCTTTCCTAAATTTAGTTAGTGTTGTCATTTGTTTTTTACCTCCAAGAATTGTCTAAGCGATACACCCGTTCCAGATACATATTCAAGATATGATATTCCTTCCTTATCAAAGACTTGTTTTGCAAGATTAGGAATTGAATCTGCAATTATAATGAAGGGAAAAACCGTTCCGCCATAATTTCCCATTTCTAATAAATATCTTCTATATTTTTTAACTTGCCTCAGAATTTTGCCTATGTCTTTGAAATCATTAGAAGTTTTAATTTCTATTGGAAAAATTGCTGTTGCATTCCTATTCTGTTTTCCATCAATAGTAACAGTAGTGTGGGCGCAGACAAGTATATCTACATATCCCACAATTCTACTTCTTTTGGGCATATTATAATTGCCTATTTCAGTAGTGAGCATAAACTCGAAACTATGGTCAAATTTTGTATCAAACTCTACTTTGGCTTTTTCTGTATATTCAGATCTAATTTCTTCTAAATTATATTGTAGAAAATTCTTTTTAATATATGCTTCAATCAACTCGGGAGGAATTGAAAATTGTATATTATCATGCTTTGTCATTCAAATCGACCTCCTTTTCTCCCCACTTGATTGGATCTTTCATTGATCTCTTTCCGAGATAAAATCCCAACCAAAAATTGATTATTGCAACCAGAAATGTGCTAAGCATTCCCAATGTTCTTTTCAACCTCCAAGTTTGTCCGAATCCAGTTTGCAGCTTCGGTTAAAAGATTTGCAAGTAGAATCGCATCTCTTTGTGTATAGGAATTTGCTGTTTCCCAAGTTGCGCCATCATCTTTTGTATATCGTTTTTGTGGCGTAACCGAGTAATATGCTTTATCGTTTTCAGTTGTATTTTTCCAAATGGAAACACTAAGTCCTCCATTTCGGATCGTTCTGACAGGTTTATTCTGTTTCATTATGAAAAGAGGAGCGAGTTGTGGCCGGCAAAAGATTGAACACTTTTGAATATTGGCTAGATGAACCGGTTTGGATTTCCTTGTAAATCGTTGTGCCTCGCCCCATAAAACAAAGGAGCGTTTTTTGGCTTATAAATAACTATATACTCAACCAAACGATTTCCGTTGCCTTTTTGTCCAATAAAAACGCTATACGAAGGATTAATGGACAAAAAAAGTGAGTGTGCAGGGATTTTTTTGAGAAATGTCTTTGGTTGTTTTGTAATCTGTATTAAGGAGTTATATATCTATATTATATGTTATAGTAAGATTTATAAAGTTCAAACACCAACCTCTCTCTCATGGTAAGACCTAAAGAAATTAAAGACGCTAAAATGACTACTGTTTTCTTAGAATCCTCACACTTGAAAGCAATGGATAAATCGGGGATGAAGAAAGGGCAATATATTCGTGATCTCTTAGATGAGAGGTTCTCGGATTTGGAAACTTTCAAAGAATTACAAAAGTTTCGGAAAGAGAATAAAGAACTTAAACGAGATAATGAAATTCTAAAAGAGATAAATGAAAGACTTAAAATTAAAATCACCCCTGAGGTTCTTCTTTCAGAACAGATCCAAGAAAAGGCGGAAGAACTACTGAAAAAATATAATAAAGCAGAACTTCAAAGAGTTGAAGAACTCAAAGCTCATCACGAGAAGTTGATCAAGGATTATAAACCTCTGAAACCGAAAGATGCAGAATATAAACGCAAATTCAAAGAACTCGTAGCCAAAAGAGTAGAATATGGTTGTGAGTTGAAAGAAGCAAAACAACTAACAAGGGAACAAATAAAGAGAGATAATATTCTAAATCTTCCAACAATGCCCGAACTAAAACCGAGAAAAGAGATCCTCCAAAACTTCATGGAAGAAGCAAAAAGACTCGTTATGGAGGAAAAGGAATGAAAGAGAGAACTAAAAAAGAATTGATCGAAACTCTGCAAAGGAGAAATATCCATATTTCAAACCAAACTCAAAGGATACATGAACTCGAACAAGAAATCGAGAGGTTAAGGAAAAAATGAAATTATTTGCAGTTGGATGGATGCGAAAAGATAAGGAAGGAAATATATCAAAAATAACTCAGGAGTGTGATAAAAATGTATCAAAAGACAAGTAAATCAGCATATTTGGGCATACAAGATAGTATTTCTGAGCGACAACACCTTATCTTGGAAGCTTTGAACGAAAGGGGGCAGGCATCAAACATGGAGCTTGCAAAACATTTAGGTTGGGAGATCAACCGAGTAACACCAAGAATATTTGAACTGAGAACTAAAGGATTGGTTACAGCAGCAATTAAACGCAAATGTCAGATAACTGGAAACACTTGTATCGCTTGGAGGCCAGTATGAAGTGCAGTCAATGCGGTTTGAATATGATCGAAAGGGTTTTGAATGAAGCAACAGAGCTTTGCGTCAATATTGGAAAGTGCTGCAAATCTTGCGAGGAGGAGGAGCATGAATGAAATACATAGATTTATTCGGAGGAATAGGAGGATTTTCACTTGGAATTAAACAAGCAACAAAAGGAGAATGGGAATGCGTTTATTACAACGACTTCGACAAATACGCAGTCCAAACCTACAACAAAAACTTCGGAACAGAATACGAGCCAACAGACATTACAACCGTTAAAGAAGCCGACATACCAGACCACGATGTCATCTGTGCAGGATTTCCTTGTCAAACATTCTCAATCGCTGGAAAAAGGAGAGGTTTCCAAGATACCAGAGGCACGCTGTTTTTTGACATTATGCGAATTGCTAAAGCTAAAGGAACTTCATATTTATTCCTTGAAAATGTTAAAGGGTTACTCAATCACGAAAAAGGGAAAACTTTTACCAAAATCCTTCAAACGCTTCAAGAATTGGGGTATGAATATCAATGGATGGTTCTTAACAGCAAATTTTTCGGAGTTGCCCAGAACAGAGAGCGTGTCTTCATTATCGCAAATCTTAGAGGAACACCCAGACCAGAAATATTACCTTTCGGAAAAAATGCAGAAAAGGTTTCAAGATTATCTGGAAACCAAGAACAAGTTTTGACTTTGGAAAGAAAAGAGTTTCGAGAACATAAAAGCGAAGGAACTCCGACTTTGAAAAATAGAATGGGAACTGGTGGGAATAATGTTCCGATGATTTCAAACGCTTCTCGAAGGGAAGTTGGATTTAAGAAAATTGCAGGAACTCTACAAGCCAGAGATTACAAAGACCCTAAAATTGTTATGAACTTGCAAAAAAGATCAGCGGACAGACCTTCTTTGACAAAAATATGTCCTTGTGGTTCAAAGAAGTTATATCAAAACTGTTGCGGAGTTCCTGCCGGATCAGGAACTATTGGAAAAGTTGATGAAGCTTATTGCTTAGATTCAAACAACTCGCAAGGCGTTGGCTCATTGACAAACAAGCTGAGGCGATTAACTCCAAAAGAATGCGAAAGGTTGCAGGGATACCCAGATGATTGGACAAAAGGCGTAAGTGATACGCAAAGATATAAGCAACTTGGGAATGCAGTTACGGTTAATGTGATTGAAGCCATTATGGAGAATTGGAAATGAAATTTATGAACTATCAAGCTCAAGATTGGAGAGCAAGAAAACGAAAACATCTCTGTAAATATTGTAAGGAAAAGTTTGAGGGATATGGTCGTAAGCTTACAGTTTGTAATCCCTGTCGCCCACGATCATGGGAACATCGAACTAAAAAAGCAAAAACGCACAACGCAACTTAGAAACCTTTATATATTAGTCTAACTAATATATTAGTATGAAAAACGCAAAAGATACGCAAACAGAAACTAACCGGAATGGTGTAAAAACGAAACTAAAAGGTCTGGAACACTATGAAATTGAAAGACCACCAATACATTTCAAAACATTTGAGAGGCCTGACAAAGAAACTATTGAAAATCTTAAAAAAGGAGATACTGCAAAAGTGATTTTAGTAGATCGGAACGCAGCTTTATCTTTTATGGGTAAAAAGTGGGATTATGATATTTTCCCTCGTGAAAGAATTTGGACTGAAATTGTAAGCATTGACGAAGCGGGTTGGGTTGTTGCAAAATTAGCAAATAGCCCTCTCTGTCAGGGATTGAGATACAAACAACGAATCAAATACCATGTAACAGATATTATATCAACTTTCGAGGTAAAAGAATGAAAAGCGGATATTGCATAAACTGCGGAGAGAGATGGACTCCTAAAAAAGAAGCAAACTTGTGTTGTAAGTTTTGTGAAGCTAACATGCTTAGCATGGTGCTAAACGGAGTCAAACCGAAATATGATCGGAGGACTGGTGTTAAACTATGAAAACTTGGAAGCCGTTATTAGTGGATTCGGAAACTTACTACAAAGTAGTTGAGCTGAAAAAGAAGTTGGGTATGAAAAGCTATGGAAAAGTTATTCAGCATTTGATAAAAAAAGGAGGGGCATAAAATATGCCCTTTCTTTTATAAAAGAAACGGGAGATAAATAACCACCTCTTTATTTATTCAACAGCCTTAACTGAAAAGAAAGCCAAATATCTTAGGATCACTAATATCCCAGACATCAAGATTGCACTTACGATTCCAGACAAATGGAGCATATCAACCAAAATTAACATCATTCCTATTTGAACAAAGCCCAATATGATTTGAACCGCTGCATATTCTTTGAAAGTTTTTTGTTTCAGAAATCTTATAATTTGGTAATACCAATATTTCCCGAAAAAGCTTCCTATTGTGATAATTGCCGAAGCCAATAAAGTAGGCATCGTATAGATGTCAATAAATAGATAGAACGCCCCAATCGGGATTGCTGTCCAGATTGCCCCAACAAAAAGAAATTTGCTGATACGGGTTGAGTTTAACAATTTACCCATTATAATTTATCCTGAAACTGATAAGCTTTAATTCTCGCCTCTGCGATTGGAATATAATCTGCTTCTCGTTCAATACCTAAGTAATCAAAACCCTCTAATTTACAAGCAATGGCTGTTGTGCCTGAGCCAATAAATGGATCTAAACATAACCCACCTTTAGGTGTAACCAACCGCACCAAATACCGCATAAGTTTAATTGGTTTTACTGTTGGGTGATTGTTTCGTTTTGGATTATTACTTCTATTCATAGGAACATTTGCAGAATCTAACTCTGGATTTCTATCGCAGTCTATTTTTTTTTCTAACCCCTCACACCCCTCATTTCTTTCCCTCTTACTTGCTTTCGCACAATAGAAAAATCTTGACGCTCCGCTCTGCTCATCTAACATTTTACCTGCTTCGTCATCAAATATTATATTTGCTGGGAATCTGCCAGTTCTTTCTGGTGTAACCATTCCTGACACTATTTGTTGTATTCTTTCTCCTCCAGCAGTTGGGCTAGATTTTGCTTCTTTTAACACTTCATCTCCCACCCTACACCCATCAATATTAATTCCTGCTGTTCCCCACTTTAAAACATTAAGAGCAACATTTTTCTCGCTTAAAGGTTTCCGAGCAACAACAATCGGCTCGTGGGCAGGTTTAAGAGCAGTTCCCCAACCTTCCCATTGTTTTGCTTCTTCTTTTAATTCTTTGACTTCATTTTTTTGGTTATTTCCAGAGTAATCATTGGGTCTGTAACCTTGATTGTGTTGTAATTTTGAATAACCTAAGGGTTTATTGTTTGGGTCTGCTGTTCCATTCCAACTCGCATTACCTGTTCTTAAAACTTTATCAACTCCTTTTCCAACATTGTAAGACTTCGGAAAACCTGATCCATATAGCCACATTATTTGGTCACGAATATCAAACCCTGCATCTTCAATATTAACTGCTATTCGGTGATAAGTTCTACTCCCTGCAAAAGATAATAAATGCCCACCCGGTTTTAGAACTCTTAAACACTCTTTCCAAATCTCAACGCTTGGAACATCATAATCCCATTTCTTACCCATAAAAGATAAACCATAAGGAGGATCTGTTACAATACTGTCGATGGAATTATCCTTTAACTTTTTAAGTTCTAAAAGACAGTCGCCCCAAATTATTTTATTTTTCATTTTAACACATCTTATTCCATATCGGATACATCCTCTTAGTGGTTGGACTGCACCTCCAAATCTTTTTCATCTTACCATTTTCAAGCTTGAATCGAGCAAAGGGTTTTCCCTTATTATCTTTGAGCAGGAACTCTCCATGAAAGTTCTCCATCTCCTTTTCAACAAACTGTCGAAACTTGTCCAAAGACATTAGAAAATAGTTGGAGGGAAACAAATAAAACTTCTTCTGATTTGGAACAATGAATTTCTTTTCGACTTTGTGTATTGTCAATTCTTTGACCATCGCAGATAATAACCAGACTTCCTCCTTTGCTTTTTGTCGCGTGAGCCTTTTGGCCGACCAATCTTTTTACCTTCTGCTTTAGCTCTGGCCATTCCATCAAGAACTCTTTGTCGAGTCATTTCTCTTTCAAACTCTGCAATAACCATCATCATTTGCAGGAACATTCGCCCCTCTGCTGATGCGGTATTAATGCTCTGAGTCGCTGATATAAATTTAATATTCTTTTTCTTAAACTCCTCAAACAGAGAAACTAAGTGGGACAGAGATCTCCCAATCCTATCAAGCTTATAGACTGCGATTGTGTTAATCTCTCTGTTCCGCATTGCTGCAAGCATCTTATCAAATTCTGGCCGAGATGCTTTTGAACCGGAAACTGCTTCATCGATGTAAGTCTTTACACTTTTTACCCTCTCTAAATTGTCCAAATATTTTTCAATAACTCTGATTTGAGTTTGTGGGTTCTGATCCTTATCCGTTGATGTTCTTGCGTATATCGCTACTTTCATTCTGCCCTCCAAAC